GTATAAGAGACAGATGGTACTCAGCGCGTCATTGTTGATCGCGCTGAATTGAGAGCGCTGAGTGTTGATCAGATGGCCGCCGCAAAGGCGCGGCAAGCTGCTGATCGAAAGTCAGCGGAGACAGAGGTTCGACGGTTGCAGCAGAGAGCCGCTGATCGGGCTGCCGCCTGGTGGCGGCAATGTCTGCCGGCGGGGGAAAGCGCATATTTGCTTCGCAAGGGACTGCCGGCTGGAAGGCTTTATGGGGCGCGGCTGTCTCCGTCATTGAACCTGGTCATTCCGGTACAGGACACAACAGGATCAACTTACGGCTTGCAGGTCATCTATCATGACCCGGTGGTGCGGAAGCGAAAAGGCCGCGACAAGGACTTCCTGCCGGCCGGGCTAGGCAAAAAGGGTCGCGCTTTTGTTATCGGGGCTTTGGTTGCCGGACGCGTTGCGTTGTTGTGCGAAGGATTTGCTACCGGCGCCACATTGCATGAGGCAACCGGTCTGCCGGTGATCGTGGCTTTCGACGCCAACAATCTGCTTCCGGTCGCCTTGGCTTATCACAAAGCCTACCGTGGGCTGCGGCTACTCGTCTGTGCTGACGACGACTATCTGCAGACCTGCATCGAGTGTAGCTCATGGACTACGGTTGACGGGCCGGAATGTGTCTCCTGCGGTCAGCCGCACAAGAAGAGCAACGCCGGTCGCGCGTGCGCTGAAGCTGCCGCGGTGGCGGTTGCCGGAGCTGTCGCCACACCTGAATTCCCGGTTGCGCGCCCGCTCACTCATAAAGGCGCAACCGACTACAACGATCTGCACGTCCACCCATCAGGTGGCCTCTCGATGGTGTCAAGGCAGATCGAGTCCTTTCTGTCGGCGGCTGGCTGGGGCTTTGCGATGTTGGCGCGAGTGCGGGCGCCGGAAACTGAAGTGGGGAGCGGGGGCGGACGGCGCGCTGCACTGCGCGGCTTGTACACACTCGACGAGGCGTGCGAGCGCTGGGTTTTGATGTACGGCGGCGATGGCGCGTACTTCGACAGCGTCGACCACGTCCTGGTCAAAAAAAACGATGTCCTGGCTTTGTTGCCGGATCACGCGTCGCGAGAGTGGAAGCTGCGTCCAGATCGGAAAGTGGCGCGCTTTGACGAAGTGGGATTTGATCCGACCGAATCCGATCCTGCCGTCACCTGCAATCTGTGGGGTGGGTGGCCAACAACGCCCAGGCGCGGTGATTGCCAGATCCTGCTCGACTTGTTGCGCTGGATGTGTTCGCTCGAAGACAACTGCGCGCAGGCCTACGACTTCGCGCTGCGCTGGCTTGCCTATCCGGTGCAGCACCGGGGGGCGAAGATGAAATCGACGCTCATCTTCCACGGCATGCAGGGTACCGGAAAGAACATTTTTTTCGAGGCCTACGCAAAGATCTTTGGCCCCTATGCCGGCATAGTGGATCAGTCGGCCGTCGAGAGTCAGTTCAACGACTGGCTGTCACGCAAGCTTTTCATCATCTTCGACGAGGTCGTCGCGCGCGCCGAGTTGTACTTCCTGAAGAACAGGATCAAGTCGCTGATCACCGGCGACACCTTGCGCATCAACCCCAAGCACCTGGCGCCGTGGGTCGAGCGCAGCCACTTCAACGGCGTCTGGCTTTCCAACGAACAGCATCCGGCCGCGATCGAAATCTCGGATCGACGTCATTTCGTCATCTGGACCCCGTCGGCAATGTCCGATCGCTACTATCGAGAGACCGCCGCTTGCATCGCTAGCGGCGGCGTCGAAGCGCTGCACGACTACCTGTTGCACCTTGATTTGGGTGACTTCGACGAGCATAGCAAGCCGCCGATGACCGCCGCAAAGGCGGCCGTGCAGGAGCTTTCTGCCGGGTCGATCGAGCGCTTCTTCCGCGACTGGGTCGCGCGGGACACGGTGCACCCCGTTTGTGCCTGCGCATCGGCGCAGCTCTACCGCGCTTATGTGCGTTGGTGCGGCGCCGGCGGCGAAAAGCCACGCTCGCAGAACGCGCTGTCCGGTCACGTTGGCAAGCAGCCCGGATGGGGCATTCAGTTCAAGGACGTTTTTGATTCGCTGCACTATGGCGGCTCTCCCAGGCGCACTCGCATGGTCATTCCGCCCGAGAGCGCGCTTGCTCATCCGGAATCGGCCGGGCATCGCAAGCGACCAAACAAAACCGAGGCGCAGTGGGCAACCGACTGTTTTTTCGCGTTTGGCGAGTCTCTTGGGAGAGGTGAGGATGACTAGCGCACGCAACGCACGCCCTTCGCACGCGCGCCCGCACGCTTCAAACCTTTGCTGTGCCTGGGTTCGCACGCAACGCACGCACCCCGTGTACACGCAGGCGCGCGCGAGATACGTGTACACGTCACGCCCGCAGGCGCAAAAGCGCGTGCGATTCCCGCGTGTACACGTATACATGCGTGCGCTGCGTGCGTTACCAGCGTGCACGGGCCTTACAGGCGTGCGGGCCTGCGTGCGTTTGCACGCTCATGCGTGCGTTTACGCGCGTTAATACCTATATATATATTCATATAAATAAAAAAGAGAGTAGAAAAAATGGAAAACCGGTCATTTGAGCGCCCGATTGACTTCGCCCGCCGTCTCGGCGTCCATAAATCGACGGTTTCGCGCGCCATCGCGGCTGGTCGTCTGACCCTTATCGACGGGCGTCTCGACGTTGAGGCCAGCCTGCAAGCCTGGCACAGCAATCATGCCGGGTCACGTCCTGACGTCGCGGCTCGGCATGCCGCCGCGCGTCCGGTTGCGCCGTCAGTCGCCACATCCGTCCTTGAGTCCGCGTCCTCGGACCCGGCCGTTTCGTTTGGGGCGGATCCCATTGCGGTTGGCCATGCCGTACAGCCTGGATCGCTTGCCTACTACACCGCCGCCAAACTCGCCGCGCAGAACGACCTCACCCGCCTCGCCATGGCCTTGCGCAGTCACCGCCGTTACCCGCTCGACGCAATCAAGATCGAGGCGCTCGCGCTGGGTCAGAGCCTGCGTGCCGGGCTCGAGCGCCTCGTCGATCTCGTCTCCCCGACGCTCGTCCTTGCCGCCACGCGCGAAGCCAGGCTGGCGCAGATCGCCGTCGAAGTCCGGCACTTGCAGCGCGTGATCCGGCGCGAACTGCCGCGCGGCCTGCGCCGCCTGCGTAGTGCGGCACGGGGCGCCGCATGACGCGCGGGCCCCGTTACCGATGGACCGACGCCGATCATGACCTGCTGCGCCGTCTGTACCCTGACACGCCGGCCGCCGAAGTCGCGCGCCAGATCGGCGTCACGAGGACGGCTGTCGCGCAGAAAGTGGGGGCGCTCGGCATTCGCAAAAGCGAGACCGCGCTGGCCGAATTGCGTCGTGTCCGCATTGCGCGTCTCCAGGCGGCGCTGGCCGCCGGGCGCGGTCGTGCGCTGCCGATCGTGCCCTGGAACAAGGGGATGCGCGGATTGCCGGGACACCAAAACGGAAAGCGGTTCGAGGCCGGTGTGCGCATGGGAGCAGCGAAAAAAAACTGGATGCCCGTCGGCTCAGAGCGCCTCGACGACGAAGGGTATCTCCGGCGCAAAATCAGAGACGACGGGCCGCGGCACCTGCGTTGGCGGGGCGTGCATCAACTGCTGTGGGAGGAGGCGCATGGGCCTGTGCCGCCAGGGTTCGCGGTGTGCTTCATCGACGGCGACCGCCGTCACCTCGCACTCGACAACCTCGCTCTCGTCTCGCGCGCTGATTTGATGCGGCGCAATTCCGTAACCAACTACGGCCCGGCCATTGCAGGCGCGCTGCAGGCCATCGGCAAACTGAAAAAACAACTGCTCAACCAAGTCAAGGAGTCAGCATGAACAACGACATCACCGCTTTGCGGGAAGAACTCTTCCGGACGCTGCGCGAACTGCGCTCCGGGAAAATCGACGTCGATATCGCCAAAGTGATCAACGATACCGCGCAGGTCATCGTCAATTCGGCGCGGGTCGAACTCGACCACATCAAGGTGGTCGGCGGCAGCAGCCGCTTTGTGCCGCCAGAGCACGGCCTGGAAAAAGCCGGCCTGGCTGCGCCGCAAGTCAAACAGACCGCGCATGGCCAGCAGACATCGGTCGCCGTGCCTGGCGGACAGGTGCACCAGCACCTGATCGGCCGCTGATGTCCGCCGGCAACAGGTCGTTGCGCACGCGCATGCCGCGCGTCGCCGAGTTCATCGACGCCTGCCGTGACGTCTTCGGCGTCGAGGCGGTCGATCGCGCCATCCGTAACGGGATGCGCGGCGGGTCCGATTTCTGCGCCGAGGAGAATGGGCTGCATGTCGGCGGGCCGTTTCCGGTCTGTCGCGGCGTGCATCCGGACCAGATGGGGCTCCTCGCCAGTCGTCCGGAGAGCGCAGCGTGAAAATCTCCGTCCGCGTCAGTGGCCTCGACACCTTGCGCGCGCAGTTGGCCGGCTACGGCGACCAAATCCCGTTCGCCGCTGCGCGCGCGCTGACGATGACAGCGCAGCAAGCGCACGAGTCGCTGCGCGCAGCGCTGCGCCGAGACGTCCAGGGCGGCCCGACGCCCTACACCTTGCGCGCCTTTCGTGTTGTCGCGGCGCGCAAGACCGACCTCGCCGCGCGCCTCGAGCTGCGGACCGATGGTCCTGGCGGCGGCACGCCGTACAGTACCGCCGTCGGGCATCTGCTCACTGGAGGTCGGCGCAAGCACAAACTGCTCGAGGATCGGCTGCGCAGCAAAGGCATACTCCCGCCCGGGCTGATGATCATTCCGGGTCGTGCCATCCCGCTCGATGCTCGCGGCAACATTCGCCGCGCGGCGTTGGCCGAGATGCTTGGCGTCGTCTTCTCATCGATCCGCAATCTTGGCGTGCATCGAAAGGCAGGCAAAAGCAAAGGGGAAAAGCGCATCGGCTATTTCGTCGTTCCCACGGGCAAGCGTCTGCACGCCGGCATCTGGCAACGGATCGACTCTGCGGCCGGGTCGGCGATCCAGCCCTGGCTGATGTTTGTGCGCCCAGGGAGTTACCGTCGCCGCTTTGAAATGGACCGTGTCGCGCAAAAAACCGTCGACGAGCGCTTCGCGCAGAACTTTCGCGTGGCGCTCGCCGCCGCGGCCGCCAGCCGGCGACCGTAATCTCTCTCAAGCAAAGGACCTCTCATGCAGGACATCATGCTCGACCTCGAAACCATGGCTACAACGCGCGATGCCGCCATCGTCGCCATCGGAGCCGTTGAATTCGACGCCGCGTCCGGATTGATCGGCGATCGCTTTTACGTGCCGGTAGACCTGGTGTCTTCGGTCAGCGCCGGCGGGCGTATCGACGCCGACGATGCCGAGACGCAAGCGCGTCACGCGATTGCGCTGCTGCGCGCGGTGGGTCGAGCGGGGGCGTAGCCATGGATGTATGCGCGGCCCCGAAGCTGCTCGATCTCAAGGTCGAGCGCGCCAGATTGACTGCCGACGACGCTCGACGCGAGGCCGATGAGGCTATGCGTTCGACTCGCTCTGCTGTCGACGTTGCCGTTGCGTCGTCGGCTGTCTCGACCATGATCGCTGCGAAGCTTGCCGGGCTTCCGCAACGTCTGGCGGATGTCGTCGGCGACGAACACGAAGAGGCGCGCGTGCACTACCTGCTCTCCGACGCCGTCAACCAGGTACTGTCGGAAATTGGCGCCTCCGCTGCGACCGCCGCGTCGGCGCTCCCCGAACTCGGGGCTGCCTTCCGCCGTGGCGCTCGGCCGCGCGACCTGCTCACCGTGGCGCAGCACGCCGACCGGACGCGCTGGATCACGAGCGGAACCAATGCGCCAGGCCAGTGGCGCACCGACCGCACGCCGTATCTGCGTGACATCATGGACGACCTGTCCGAGCATTCACCGGTGCGCACGGTCGCGTTCATCAAGAGCGCCGGAGTCGGCGGCACCGAAGCCATGTTCAACTGGATCAACTACGTCATGGCGCACCTGGGCAATCGCGACCTGCTTGTCGTGGTGCCGACGATCGAGTTGCGGGACAGATCCTTCAATCCGCGCCTTGCCAAGATGATCGCGGAAAATCCTCAATTGTCCGCGCTCGTCAGTCGCGCGTCGCGCTCGAGCACCAATCGGCAGGACATCCTCGAATACGGCGCACACGCCAGACTGCTGCGCGCCGGCGCCAACTCGGCCGACTCCTTGCGCTCCGATCACCTGCCCTATGTCATTTGTGACGAGATCGACGCCTACCCGTGGGACGTCGGCCGCGAAGGGTCGCCGCTCGACCTGATTGCCAATCGGCAGCGGACATTCGGGGTGCGCGCGAAGACGTTTCTCATTTCGACGCCGACCAACGAACACGAATCGCACATCGACGCCGCGTGGCGACGCAGCGATCGCCGACGCTATCACGTGCCGTGTCCTCATTGCGGCGCCTACCAGGTGCTCGTGCGTGAGCAACTCATGTATCGTTGTGAGACCGAGGCGGACGCCGCGAGTGAACACAAGACCGTCGTCGACGCGTGGTACCTGTGCATCGCATGCGGCGCCGAACTACGCGAAGGAGACAAGCCGCGTCTGCTTGCCGCGGGCGTCTGGATTCCGGAGCGCCCGCACGTCAAGTCCATCCGGGGCTATCACCTCAACGCGCTCTACTCCCCGGTCGGCTTGGGGATCAGCTGGCGCGAGTTTGCTCAAAAGTGGGTAGACGCGCAGAACGACACCGCCAAACTGCGAGCGTTCATCAACACCTCGCTTGGGGAAGTGTGGACCGAAAAAGGTCAGGGCGCTGACCCGACGCAGTTGATGGCGCGCGTCGAGTCCTGGTCGCCACAGGACGTGCTGAGCCGCGTGCGTCCGCTGCGCCTCGTCGCCGGCGTCGACGTGCAGAAAGACCGCCTCGAAGCGACGCTGATCGCCTTTTCGACCGGAGAAGAGGCTTGGGTTATCGATCACCTGATCATCGAAGGCGAAACTTCTTCCGGTGACGCGTGGGAAGAGTTGGCCTCGGCACTGGCCGAATACGGCGTGCACTCGGCGCTGATTGATTCAGGGTACAACACCTCTTTTGTGCTCGATTTCTGCGATCGGCACAAGTGGGCGCGGCCGTCGAAGGGGATGGCCGGTTCCGGCAGGCCGTTGATCGAAGATGAGCGCAAGCGGCGCCAGCGCCTGCGCGCGCAACGCAAACGCTCGCATCAGATTTACCTGCTCGGCGTCGACCAGGGCAAAGCACTGCTTTATGCACGGCTGCGCCTGGCCGAGCCAGGTCCGGGCTACATTCACTTTCCGGCGGCCGAAGCTTTTGATGACGAGTACTTCCGCCAGCTCGCCGCCGAGGAATTGCGCACGCGTGTGCGCAATGGGAGGGCGTTTTCCGAGTGGGTTGCTGTCCGTCCGCGCAACGAAGCGCTGGACTGCTTCATCCTCGCCCTTGCCGCGCACCGCCTCGCCGGCGAACTCAAGCCCGACGAGGCGCCGCTGGCCGCCGGCCGTCAAGGTCATTTCGGGAAAGTTTCCCTCGCCGGGTGGGCGCGCTGACCATGGCCGATATCGTCAACGACACCATCCGCTACCTGAGGGAGGCCGCCGGCGTGGCGATCGACGACGCCGCGGCGCTCGCCGCAGAGCGCCGCGTGCGGCGTGAATACGGCGGCGGCACTGCTTACGTTGGCAAGCACGACGGCGACCGCCGTGCCGGCAACCAGGCGATCGCCACTGACTACCTCGCCGGCGTTCCGCTGTCCGAGATCTGCGCCCGCCATTGCATCTCGCGGTCGACGATCTACAAGCGACTCAAGGAGACGGGCGGGCGATGAAGGGGGGAGGAAGGCTTGCCGAGAACAGCTTGTCACGGGCTTTGTCTCAGGCATTGGACCATGACGAAGGGAAGATTTGACATGCATGGTGTGGCTCGGCAGAATGCGCGCACGGAGTGTAGTGACTCCAAGCCAAGCGGCAACCGCGCCCGTCAGTCTTGCGGTTTTTTACGTCCGGCTCCAGCGTTTTGGCCGGGAGGGCGACGGATACAACACCCCGCAAGGGGAAAGAAGTCCACCGACTTGGCTCGGTCACTAACCTCCCGGCCGCCTCGCGGCGCCGTGTAGTGACGGCTCCACGAGGTTTTCAATCTCTCGCCAAGGAGCACGTCATGACCACGACCGCACTCGTCCCGGTTTTCACCGGCGACAACGGCACCACCCTCTGCAACGCCCGCGACCTTCACGCCACGCTTGAGAACGGCGACCACTTCGCCACCTGGATCAAGGAGCGCATCGAGAAGTACGGCTTCACCGAAGGCGATGACTTTTTCGGGAATTCCAGAAAAACTCGCGGACGCCCCGCCACCGACTACCACCTGACGCTCGACATGGCCAAGGAACTGGCGATGGTCGAGAACAACGAGCGCGGCCGCCAGGTGCGGCGCTACTTCATCAAGCTCGAAAAAGAAGCCCGCGACAAGGCCGGCGCGGGCGGGACGGAACACCTGCAGCCGCCGCCTCCGCCGTCTCGGCGCATCCGCCTCCCGCGCGAACTCTCCTTAACCGCTCGCGACAGCAAGGGGCACTCCCTCGACTCGGCCAGGGACGGCGGCGACCCGTCGCTGTCTCCCCTCGCCACGCGCCTGGTGCACTCCCGCTTCCTGCTCACCTTCGACGACCACGGCCGCATTTTGCTGCGGGAGGTCCCCGCGGCCGCCTTCGTGATCGCCGCCGATGATTTTCCCAAGGTGATCGCCGATCCTGGCGGTGTGCCGCTGAGCACTCTCCCTGCCATCATCAAGGCCTGCACAGACCGCCTGGCGTCCCAACTTCGCTGGGCCGCCCCGTCCTGACTCGCAACCGCTTTGGCGCCTTGCTATTTGGCTTTCAGCGCCTCGAATTTCGTGCCGTCGCCGAACAGGATGACCTCGGGCGCCACCGAGAAGTCGACGGTGGCGGCGTCCAGGCTCGCCAGGGCCCTGTCCTCGAGATCGAACTGGTTGAATCGCTTCGAGAGCTTGAGGGTCGCCGTTTTCCCGGCCGGGATCTCTTGCTCGAATTTGATCGGCAGTTCAGAGAGGATGTCGCCAAATTTGTCTTTGAATGTTGCGGTGCCTTTCATCCCTGAGATGGGCTTGCTCCCTCTGTTTTCGAGGTCGATCGAGATGAGGATCTGGTTCTCGACGTCGAAGTCGCGATAGCTGGCCTTGTGCAACCGGATGCCGGCCAGCCGCACCGTCATCACCTGGGCCATCTGCGTGGCCGCCTCCTTGCGCGCCGCGGCGGCCTTTTCTTTTTCGAGTTTCTTCGCCGCTTCGGCGGCTTTGTTCTTGTCGACGAGCGTGCGCTGCTCGTCGATGGCCTTGCCGAGCGTCATCCCGTCGGGGATCGGCTCGGGCTTGACGCCGAAGGCCGCGCCGAGCGCCGAGCCGACCGTATGGCGGAAAATGTAGCCCATCGCCAACTCGCGGTCCTCTTGGCTGAGTTTTTCCATCGCCGGCCTGATCGTCTCCATCGTGGTCAGGTCCTTCGGCAGGGGCGTGTCACGAGGTCCCGAGCAGGCCGCGAGGGCCAGCAAAAACAGTGAGGCGGTCCGGCGCATGAGTTTCCTTCCTATGGCGATCGTGGGGGGAGATAGGGCGCCCATCATGCACGGAGTCTCCCGTGCGGCGCAAGCCGCTCCGCCCCACTCGCCGCGCTCGTCCAGATTTCCCCCTGTAATTTAGACGCCGTCCCTGCCTACCATGCGCGGGACTGGAGACATCGAATGCCCGCCATCACCCTTGACGAAGCCAAAGCCCAACTCGCCGCCTACCTCGCCGCCGAGCGCAAAATCCTTGCCGGTCAGTCGGTGCAGATCGGCGACGAGACGCTGACGCGAGCCGACCTGCGCGCGGTGCAGCAGGGAGTCTCCGTTTGGTCGGCGCGCGTCAACGAGATCTCTGCGCTCTCGCGCGGCCGTGTCCGTGCGCGCACGCTGGTGAGGGTCGACGCATGAGTGCCAGCGATGCCAGCCTGATCGACCGCGCCATTTCCGCGGTCGCGCCGCAGTGGGCTCTGCGCCGGCTGCGTGCACGGCGTCAGATTGCCTGTCTTGGAGTTTCCGGCGGCTACGATTCGGCCAGCACCACAAAACCCGCGCTTGCCGGCTGGCTGGCGCAGGCGTCCGATGCGCGCAGCGACATCAACCCGGCGCTGCCGACGCTGCGCGCGCGCTCGCGCGACTTGGCGCGCACTTCGCCGCTCGCCGGTGGCGCGCTGTCGACGATAGCCACCGCGGTCGTTGGCACCGGGCTTTCCTGCCAGCCGCAACCCGACGTCGCCGCGCTCGGGCTGAGCGTCGACCAGGCACAGGCGTGGTCGGACGCGACGCTGCGCGAGTGGCGGCAGTGGTCGGAGAGCGATGCCTGCGACCTGACGCGCACGCAAAGCTTTTTCGGGCTGCAGTCGACCGCATTCCTGTCGGCGCTTGAGTCCGGAGATGTTTTCGTCCTCCTCGCCGACGCGCCGTGGCCGGGCAGTCCGTATCGCCTCGCGCTGCAGATGATCGAGGCCGACCGCGTCTGCAATCCCGGTCGCGTGCAGGACAACGCCCGCATTTCTGCTGGCGTCGAGCTCGATGACGCCGGCGCCCCGCTGCGCTATCACGTCTGCTCCGGCTATCCGACGGCGGCCGGCGCCGGCCGGGTCCAGTGGACCCAGCGCGCCGCGTTCACCGCCGACGGTCGGCGCTCGATGCTGCATCTTTTTGAGCGCCGGCGTCCTGGACAAGTGCGCGGCGTGCCGATTCTGGCGCCGGTGATCGAGCCGCTCAAGCAACTCAAGCGCTACACCGACGCCGAGCTCGACGCCGCGGTTGCCGCGGCGACCTTCGCGGTTTTCATTCGCATGGACCCCGAGGCGTTCTCGGAAATTTTCGATGACGCGGCGCGCGCGACCTACCTCAGCAGCGCCACCACGTGGGACCGGACGATCCCGCAGGGCGCGATCGGACCCGGCGCCAAGGCGATCAACCTCCTGCCCGGCGAGTCGGCCGAGTCGCCGACGCCGGGTCGGCCGAGCGCCGGCTTCGATCCATTCTTCCTCGCCATCGTGCGTCAGATTGGCGTCGGCATCGGGTTGCCGCACGAAGTGCTGATCAAGCACTTCACGGCCAGCTACTCGGCGGCGCAGGCCGCGCTGCTCGACGCCTGGCGGCATTTCCGCTGCCGCCGCGACTGGCTGGCGGCCGGTCTCTGCCAGCCGGTCTATGCCGCCTGGCTCGACGAGGCGGTAGCACTCGGGCGCGTGATCGCGCCCGGCTACTTCGCCGATCCGGCGCTTCGGCACGCCTGGTCGCAGGCGGTATGGGTCGGCGACGGTCCGGGGTCGATCGACCCGACCAAGTCGGTCGAGGCGGCGGTGATGCGCATCGAGGCCGGGATCAGCACGATCGCCGCAGAGAGCGTCCTGCACGACGGGGTAGACTGGCGGATCAAGCACCGCCAGCGCGTCGTCGAGCAGAGCGCGCGCTCGGCCGACGGGCTCGATCGGCCTCCTGCTCCGCCGCGTCCTCCGGGCGCACCCACGCCGGACGAGGACGTCCCCGAGCGCGAGGATGAGACATGAGCATGCTGCCTGACCTCGCGCTCGAGATCCGGCAGGGCGCCAACGTCGACCTCCCGCTCCGCATCGAGACCGACATCCTTGTTTTTGCCGCCATCTCGGGCATGACGCGCGCCGCGCCGCTGCGCGTTACCGCCACCGCGCATGGTCTGCCGGATGGTTGGCGGGCGGCGATCGTCGGCGCCGTCGGCATGAGCGAGCTCAATGCCCCGTGGGACGGCGTACGCGAGCAGGACCTGCGCCGCATCAGCAGGGTCGACGCCGACACCGTCGACTTTCCGGGCGTCAGCGCGCGCGGCTTCCGCGCCTACACCGCCGGCGGCGATCTCGTCTATTACCGTCCGCTCGACCTGTCACTGTACGCCTCGGCCGCGATGCAGGTTCGAGAACCGGTATCCGGCGCGCTCGTCGCCGAGTGGACGAGCGCCGCGGCGACGCTCGAGATCGACGCTACGAATGCCGCCATCTGGCTGCGACTGTCGGCCGCGCAAGCGTCGGCGATCGCCGCCGGCAGCTATCGCTTCGACGTCGAGCTGACGCGCGTCTCCGGCGGCATCGACGCGCTGTGCTCGGCCGTGTCGACGCTTTCTGTTCTCCCCGAAATCACCACCGTCTGAGGACCCCTTCCATGCGCATCCTGCTCTCTCTGCTCTCCCTCTGTGCAGCCCTGCTCTTCTCCGCGCCGGCGCTGTCGACGGCGCTCACCGATTACGGCGAGAACAAAACCATCGATGCCCTGCTGCGCGGGCAGGCGATCGGCACGCCGGCGACATGGTACATCGCCCTGTTCACGGACTCCTGTTCCGACTCTGCAGCCGGAACCGAAGTGTCGACGTCTGGCACCGCCTATGCGCGTCAGGCGGTCACCGCGGCGCTCGCCAGTTGGTCCGGCACGCAGTCGGCAGGATCGACGACGGCCTCGAGCGGAACCGGCGGCACGTCGAGCAACAACAACGCAATCACCTGGAGCACGTCGACCGCGTCATGGGGGACCATCCAGTCGGTCGGCTGGATGGACGCCAGCTCGTCAGGCAACCGCTGGATCTGCATCAACCTCATCTCGTCTCTCAATGTTTCTGGCGCCGGGTTCACGGTGTCGTTTTCGTCCGGGCAGTTGCAATTCCAGATCGACAACTGAGTCATGCCCATCGTCTCCTCGTCATACGTGACTGACCCCATGGCGCAGTCGGGCGGAGGTCGCTGGACGACTGAACGGCACACCGATTCAGAAGGAAAAGTCCACACTATCACCTACCTGTGGGACGGAGTGGCTGATCGGGATGCGCTGCTCGCGCAGCGAGCGATCTATCAGGCCAATCTGCTGGCCGACGCCGAGGCCGCGGCGATCCTAGGCGCGTGACGTGGCGCTCAATCTCAACCATCAATCGCCAGGCGAGTTCGCTGCGCGTTTCTGGAAGAAAGCCAGACAGGCTTTCCAGTCCGGGAACAAAACCGAGTTTTGTCGTTTGATGTGGTGGCTAACTGAAAGGCTGGTTGCTGGAGACATCACCGATACGCAGGCAAGGAGCAGTTTTAACACAGCCTACAGCCGGAGCCTGACCGCTGGGCAGTGGACGACGCTGCGCGCGTCGCGGATTACCCCGGCTCATGATCGCTGGGTCGCAATGCTGGCGGAGGCGGATCTGTAATGGCGACTTATCGCTACAACGCGCAGGCCATCGGCGCGAATAACGGGACGTCGTGGACGGATGCCTACCAGACTTTTGCGGCTGCGGTTTCTGCGGCGAGCACGAATGGCGACGTCATTCTGGTGCACAAAACGAGCCAGGAAACTCTGGCAGCAAATACCACCTACACCTTCCTGGCCAACATCAGTGTCATTTGTGTTGACAAAGACAGCAGTGACGCCTTGGCAGAAATGGGGGCCGGCGGGTGGATCGGGCATACATCATCCGCTTACAGCATCACACTGGCGGGAGCCAGAACAATGCGTATCCATGGGATGACTCTGCGCGAACACGGAAGCCAGCAGATCAACATCAACACGACTGACGGCGGGCATTTTGAGCTTGATGGTTGCCGACTGTGGTACTCATCCACGACGGTCAGCGCGGATCTCGCAATCGGAAGCTCGACCAATCAGTTCACTCGGCTGCAAGACACGGTGATCAAGGTAGATCGATCGTCAAACAACGGGTGCAAACTGCAACTGGGCGGACAAGTCGAGTTCTACAACGTGACCGCCGATTGCGCGGGCGCGCCGACCGGCTCCTTCTTCAACGAGGTCGCGGCGTCCGCTTCGCAAGTTTCGCTGCTGGCGGTGGATTGCGACTTCTCCGCGCTCGGAACCAACCCTCTGGTCGGCAACTCGGCGCGGTCGCCGGGGGATTTTCGTTTTGTGCGCTGCAAAATGCCGGCGAACTGGGTGCTGCTGGCCACGCAAACGCTGGCCAACAAGTCATCCTATCGCGCAGCCGCGATAGACTGCGACAGCGGCGACACCCACGGGACGTTTCGCTACAGCGACGCCTTCGGCACGATCGTGACCGATTCCGCGACCTACTACACGGCCGGGCCAATTGGGCTCTCGTGGAAGATCACGACCACGGCCAACTGCTCACCCGCTACGCCGTTTTACTCGCCGCCGATTGCGCTGCATCACACGGGTGTGAGCGCCATCACTCCGTATGTCGAAATCCTGCGCAACGACGGTACGGCGAGCGCGTTGAATGACAATGATGTATGGCTCGTCGCTTCGGCGAAAACGGCGTCAGGCAGTGTCAAAGGCACACTGTACGGTGACGGCATGACGCTGCTGGGGACTCCGGCCGGGCAGGCGTCTGGGGCCGGCGCCGGCGCGTGGACCATTGGCGCGTCAAACAGTCCGTGGTCAGGAAAAATCGACTCCGGGGCCAGTCTGACCCCCGCCGAGGCGGGTGAACTGCTTGCCTGGGCGTATGTCGGCAAACCCAGTCAGACCGTCTACGTCGACCCCTACTTGAGGATTTGACGTGGCCGCCTTCGCGCGCGCAACCTTTGGGGGCTGGTTGCAGGGAGACGACGCGACCGCATCGGCGCGCGTCAGTGTCACCGGGTGGGTGCAGATTGCGGCCGCTGGCGGCGCGCTCGCTGCGGAGGCGTCGGGTGGCGTTGTCTCCTCCGGCACCGCGGCGCTCGGCGCCGCGGTGGCCCTGTCGGCGGTCGGGGTTTCTGTCGCCGGCGGCGATGCGGCGTTGGTCGCCAGCGTTCCGCTGTCTGCGGTTGGGCTGTCGGTCTCAAGCGGTACGTCCGGACTGACGGCGACGGTGACGATCGCGGCTTCCGGTCTTGCCGCGGCCGCTGGTGCCGCCGGCCTGTCGGCCGACGTGCTGCTTGCCGCATCAGGAGGCGCTGTCGGCGGCGGATCGGCGACGCTCTCGGGCGGATCGCCGGGAGAGATCGCCGCTTTCGGGGCGGTGGTTGCCGGCGGGACTGCAGTCCTGTCGGTCTCGGTCTCCCTGTCGGCGGCCGGATCGTCGATTGCCAGCGGGTCGGCGACGCTCTCCGGCGGCGCTTTGGGCGAGATCGCAGCGACCGGTTCAGCCGCCGCTGGCGGCTCGGCGACGCTGACAGCGACGGTCGGCCTGAGTGCCGCCGGGCTAGCGCAGGCGCTTGGCAGCGGATCACTCGTCGTGCAGGTGCTGCTCGCCGCAACCGGCGGCGTCATCAGCGGCGGTTACGCGCGCCTCGTCTCCGCTGCAGACGAGCTTGACGCGACCCGGCTGCAGACGCGCAGCCGTTCATGCCGGGTTGTCATTGTTCGCCCCTTTGTTCGCCGCGTCCCGCAGCGGCCATTCGTCCGCTTCGCATGAGCCGGGATCGTCCAGATTTACCCCTGTATTGTGGACGGCCTGATCGGCGATCATGACGCCATGAATCTCATCGACCTGCTCTCACAGCCCTGGGCGATTACGCGCGCTGCGATGATGCAGGTGCATGACATCGTAGACCGCCACGCGCGCGGCGAGGCGATCGACATTGATGCGCTCGAAGCGCGCCTCGGGCGGCCGCTGCGCAATACGCGCGCGGTGACGCTGCGCGGCGATACCGCGATTGTGCCGGTGACCGGCCCGATCATGCGCTACGCCAACCTGCTGACCGAGATCAGCGGCGCCACCTCGCTGCAACTGCTGGCGCGCGACTTCGCCGCCGCGCAGGACGATCCTGCGGTGGCGCGCGTGGTACTGGTCCTCGACACGCCGGGCGGACAGGCGAGCGGCATCGCCGAATTCGCGCAGCAAGTCCGGATCGCGAAAAAACCGACCATCGCCTACGTCGACAACGCGGCCTGCTCGGCAGGCTACTGGATCGCCGCCGCCGCCGATCGCCTCGTCATGGCCAAGTCGGCGGTCGTCGGCTCGATCGGCACCGTGCTGTCGGTCGACCGCAGCCGCGACGACGGACCGGTCGAGATCGTCAGCAGCCAGTCGCCGCACAAGCGGCCCGACGTGACGACCGACGCCGGCCGCGCGCAACTGCAGACGCTGGTCGATCAACTGGCGCAGGTTTTCGTTGACGACGTCGCCGCCTACCGCGGCGTTGATGCCGCGGACGTGCTCGAAAAGTTTGGTGGCGGCGCCGTGAAAATCGCGAGCGACGCCGTCGCGGTCGGCATGGCAGACGAAATCGGAACTTTGGAAACTTTATTGGCCTCATTCGATGGCCGCCGAACGGGAGGACTCATGACTACCGACACCACCGCGCTGACGCTTGACACGCTGCGCGCCAATCATCCGCAGATCTATCAGGCAGCTCTTGCCGAGGGCGCACGCGCCGAACTGGCGCGCGTGCTCGAAGTCCAGGCGCAGCTCGTGCCAGGCCATGAGGCCCTGGTCGCCGAATGCGTTTCCGATGGCAAGACCACCGGTCCGCAGACCGCGGTGCGCATCCTCGCCGCCGAGAAGGCGCAGCGCGCCGCGATGCTCGAGAAAATTCGCGGTAAGGCGGCGCCGCCGGTTCCGCACGCCACTGCATCGCAACAGGAAAGCGACGACGTAGACGAGACGCCGTCAGGCTCCCGCCAGCGCCTGCACGCCAAGGCCAAGGCGCACCAGGCCGCGCATCCCGGCTGCAGTTATTTCGACGCCATCGCGGCGGTCGCCGCCTGATCGCCAGAAGGAGAATCACGACATGTCCATGCAAAATATCGCCGTGTTGGTGCTGACGCAGACGCTGACCGGCACGGTCGCCGCGAACCGCTTTGTCACCCCGGCCGGATCTCAGGCCGGCGCCGACGCCAACGCGCTCGGCGTCGCGCGCAGTGCCGGAGTATCCGGAGACCGAATCCCCGTCGAAGCGCTCGGAACTTCCATCGTCGAAACTGGAGGCTCGTTCTCGGCCGGCGCGACGATCAAATCCGACGCCAGCGGTCGCGCGATCGTCTGGGCGACCTCCGGCGCCAAACTCGCGGTGGCCAGGGAAGCGTCAACCGGAAGCGGGCAGTTTGTCGAGGTTTTTCTCATTCCCAACGTCGCGTAAGGACAAGCCATGCCGCAAATGACGCCTTCCCAGGCCCGAGTCGTCGACCCGATTCTCACCGAAATCGCGCTCGGCTACTCAAATCAGGATTTTGTTGGTGACGCGATTTTCCCGTCCGTGCCGGTGCAGCAGCGTGGCGGAAAAATCATCTCCTTCACCAATGACGACTTCCGGTTGTTTACGACTGCACGCGCGCCAGGAGCCAATACTGCGCGCGTGCAGTTCGGCTACAGCTCGGGGTCATACACGCTCGAACAGCATGCGCTCGAAGCGGTTGTTCCATGGGAGTTGCAGCATGAGGCGTCGGTGGTTGCCGGCGTGCAACTCGGCGCGGCAGCCGTGCGCAAAGTGCAAAACGTCATCGGATTGCGTCTCGAAAAAGCGCAGGCCGACATCTCGACTACCGC